GTAACCTTATCGAACGAATGTTTAGTAACAGTCGCAGCCGCAGTGCTTGAAATAACCCACGGAAGACCTGACGCCACGAATTCAGTTACTGAATTAAAACCTACTCTTGGATCTTTCATGATTCATTTACCTTTCGAAATTAAAATATCGTTTAAAATTCTATCTATTCTATCGGATTTGGTAAACACATTACGAAGTTCCTGCGGGTTAATTCGACGGCCTTCGGCCATCATGAATGCTCCCGGCGTAGATGGTTCAGAAACGTAATCCCAACAAATGAGTTGGAAGTCGTCTTGTACCACGTGATAATCACCTTGTTTCTTTGTTGAACCGACCCCGCGGGATGAAATACCGAGTTTTATTCCGGAATCTACAAGAGATTGAAGAATCTTACCAGAAGGAGTATCCAGAATTTCAACTGTTCCATAAACTACTCCTTTTTCAAGATAAGCCTCTCGAACGAGGTGAGAAACATTTTTTAAATTAACAACTGAAGAGTCAGGATGATCTAGTTCTCCTAATGCTCTATTTTCTACAATAAATTTTTGATAATTTCTTACTTCGCGCTCGAGGACGTGCTCAGGATAAATACGCCCATTTTGATTGAGAGTATCTGCCTTTTGTAACACGCCTTTCATAATCACCTTGCCGTTGTTTTTATCTCGTGATTCTTTAATCATCTCAGGTGTGTAATCAAAGATTTCATAAGAATTTAAAAGACGTAAATCTTTCATAAATTCTCTCCTTCGTCTGTATCGAGTTCGTGACGTAAAGTAGAATATAGCATAAACTTAGAAACTGTACTGTCGTCTATAACATCTAAAGACTCAGACAACATTTTTAACTTAACGTCTTGTATCTTATTCGTAAGAAATTTATCTTCTTTAGATTGTTCCAAATATCGATTAATAGATTGTAGAAGTTTTTCTCTAATTTCTTCTAACTTTTTCTTGATAGTATTTTTATCTTCATTGGCAGTAGAAAATGCGTATGCTTTTATAATTTCTCTTTGCTCTTCATTAAGAGAATTAGAATACTTTTCATTTAATTTCTTCATCATCACCTTCATAAGAAGGCGAGTTGTACCGGGCGTTTCATCGATAAGAATATGGTCTTCCCCTTTCTTTTCCGAAAGCAGCCATTTTCTTAGTTGATTTTCATAATTTACCAAAGAAGCTATATCGCTAGTGCCAATAGGTTTTCTCCACTCGTTCAATAATGTCTGAATAGTCGCATAAAGTCTATATTCTGCAACTGGTTGATCATAAAAATTCTCATCTTTCAACGTGTGATTAACACTACGGATAAATAACGATTTTTCACGATCAAGCGCCAAGAGATTAGTAGTAGCAGCAGCAGCTTTTGCTTCTGCTAAAATAGAAGTTGCAACGGCATCAGAACTAACAGTGCTTTTTACAAGTGCATTAAAGAGTCTAAACTCCTTGTATAAATGCGTACCTGGCTTATAATATTTGCGAAGAATTCGTAGCGCCGTCGACGATTTTTTTGTATCTCCTTCAACCAACGCAATAGAAATTGTTCTCACTAAAAATTCATACAATAGAGCAGTATTGCGTTTTTTATTGTGCGATTTTGACATTTATTGACCTCTCAAACTTCATCTATGATAAATAAGTCATCTTCTTGAATTATAGAAGAAGATTTCTCTTTTTTGTCTTCTGACAATAATTTTGAATTTTTGCGACCGGTCATTTGTAACGTTGTCGACATCTTTCGAAGAGTAGATTGCAGCGCGAGTGGCAAATTAGTTCCGGTGTGAGAACTATTATCTGTCGATTCATATTTTAAAGGATTGCTAAGTTCTTTCGCGGTTTCTAAACCAAAAACATTTTTTATACCCATACCTTCAGCATCATAATTAGTCATTTTCTTAAAGTCAGGCATATGATCGTGTCGTTTCTTTCGTCTACTTTGATTATATAATGCTCTATCTAGTTGGGACTTGGGTTTAACAGGTAATTTATCTTTTTCAAATAGTATAGGAGCAAATTCATCTAGCTCATCGCCGGTCGTGAGAAGAGTCGTTACAGGATCTTTTTCTTCTATATCGTCACCCGCGAAGAGTCCGCCTACATCGTCTCCACCTGTATCTTCACCGGCAGCATCGTCTCCACCTGTATCTTCATCGGTCGTAGAGGCGGCGCCCGTATCTTCACCGGCAGCATCGTCTAGCGGCTTTGCCTCTTCAATTATTGTATCTGTGATTTTTTCTTCGAAACGTTGTTCATCTATTTCACTAATTTGTTCATCAGTAAGACCCCAGATCATCTTTCTAGCAAACTTCTTACTACCCATTCCTTCAGGAATTGAACCCGCAATCTCAAATTTAGAACGCCAAATTTCTAACTTCTGTTGTTGCGCAACAGTAGATGGATTAGAAAGACGCAACGTAAAATTTTGTAATTCCTCTGATTCGAATCCATTCGAATATAAATGAATAATTGCCAGCTTGTTAAGCTCTGAAATTAACACTTTTTGAATTACGTTAATCGTGCGAGAAAATCTAATATCCTCCTGAGCCAAAGTAGCCTTAGAAGCTAACATTTCATCATAGCCTAGATATGCCCTTGGAATTTTCAAAGCAGCGAATAATTTCTTTTGAATATACGCAACGTCTTCGACAGCGGCAGCATTTTGTCCACCCGCCAAAGTATCAATGCGTGTACCAGATTCTCCACCGCGAACAGGAATAAAATAATCATCTTCAACAGAAAGAGGAGCATAACGAAGATCTAATCGACCCGTAGCGCGATCAACGACCTGATTAGTACGTAGATTTTTACGCTGTTCTTCGACGTACATCGGCACATTTTCAGGCGGAATATTCGCTACATCTATATAAAACACTCTCCGCTCCGGGGCGCGGACAACGCGATACACTAACATCGCATCTTCAATAAGTATTAACTGTCGCCAAATGCGGCGCGCGGCCTCGATAATTGACGAGCCATAAGGAAGAAACATATCATTACCGAGTAAACGAAAATGAGTAACTTCCCAATTCTCTAAAGTACGATTACCAAGAGTAACCCAACGATATCTAACTGCAAACGGATCATTCGGATCGTAGTTTTCTTCTCTCTCTAGCTCGTTTACGGGAATAGGAAAAGCGTTAATAACTCCATACTGAGGCGATACATCGTTGTAAAGAAAAAAATCTCCATACTTAACAAGATTACGCGCCCACGAGCGGAGATTAAATTCTACATTAAGAGTATTATAAAAAAGATCCTCTAAAATCTCTTTGATCTTTTCGTTGTCGGAATAAATGTGAAGAACTCGACCCTTATCATCTTGCGCGACTGTTTCATCGGCATAAATGTCCATTGCGGCTGCAATTTCAGGTGTATACTCCATTTCTTGAAAATCCTGATACCGCATCAAGCGTTCTGAAAGATTATAAGCATTGGCTGTTATTGTCGCGTAACTAGGCGCCAACGATTTTTGAAAAAGTAATGCACCCGAAGACTTAGATTTATCAGCGACCGCTATAGTCGTATCAAGATTTCTAATTTTGCGTTTTACTACTGGACCGCTTTTAAAAAGTTTAGATAGTCTTTGAAATAATGTTTGGTCTTTTTCTTTTGTCATCTTTTTGCCCATCCAGTCATGGAAGTGGCTCTTTCGCTATCAAGATAATAATTTCTAAAAAATAATCGTATACTTTATTTCGCTTTTGTTGACGGATCAATAGAAACTTTTTTTGTTTGAGCTTGATCAGACGCAGTAGATTGTGAAACTTCACCGGAGGGAACGGGCTTTTTTCCATCTACGTGCTGCATTGGTGAGGATACGATTCTCTTTAACATTTTCTCTGCTTCTTGAAGATGTTTTTCTAAAGATGCTCCTGCAGAATCTGCACTTGATTTTGCTTTTGCAGAAGCGGCTAACTTAAACGCCTCTATCGCTTTAAGTAGTTTACTCGCACTTATAGCCATGGCAGCAGCCTGATCTTCTTTTTCACCTTCTCGTAAAAGAAAAACCTCTTTTGCAATAATTTTTCGTAATTGTGAAATCATAAGTTTCGACATATTATCACCTAACACTATACATAAATATTACTTCAATTTTTTTAATTAACGATAAAGCCAAGAAAAATCTGAAATATCGACATGACGGACTTGCGAAGGATCCTTCGGTTTTAAAACATCGCGCGAATTTACGTTTAATCCTTTAATATTAGGATTTACTAACGGTTGAACTGAATTTATATCACCCGGAATATTATTATTACGCTCGACTTTCGTAGCTCTTAACATAGCCATGGCCATGGCTGTCGCATGTTCGTTAACGCTTGAATCTCCTGCTACTAACCACGTTGCGATTGCTAAACTAATTATTAAATCATCGTGTGAGTCTTTTGAAGCTTGCGCCTTTGATCCGTTCCACACAAAAGCCTGTAATTGATTATACAATCTTTGCGAATAAACCTTTAAAATAGAATTACGCGCTAATTCTTCTAGTTTAGTCAATATTTGAGATCTGGTTTTTGTCTGCGTAGAAAACCCAGGAATCGCGTTTGGATCAGTTGGTCTAAATTCGAACGGATCTCCTGACGCTCCCTGATAATATAAACGTGGATATCCATCATCTCTAAGTTTAACGCATGTAAAATACCCAAACGTATTTTGTTCAGGACAAATCAACGCCTCATTATAAAGTTTACCATATTCAAATAATAAATCAGCTAATTTATCAGGAGGAATTTTACCCATATATTCAGCAACGACTTCGCAAGAAGAATTATCAACTATGTGGAATGTAGAAAAATCTCCAGAATCTCCGCGGGCCACGTCTGCAGCGATTACGTATTTTTTATTTGCGTCAGGTTTTCTCCATATCCACACCCCTGATTGTGGACCGGTTTTTTCTATAGGAGGTCGAATTAATTCTCTTATTGTTTCTAATTCTGTTGACTGCAGAAAAGTATCGCCTGATGAAATAAAATCGCATAAAAATTCTTGCGCTACCTTACGTTTAGGAAGATTCTTTGTTTCTTTCGTAAACCATTCTTCATCGTGTTCTGGGTGCATCCACCATAAAAGTTTAATATTATTAAATTCGTTTTGTTTCGTTTCACCATCCATCCAAAGACGATAATATTGACCACCGACGCCATTAGGAGTTGAAATAATAATTGCATTACCGCCTGTTGATAACGTAGGATATAAACCAGTCCAAATATCCTCAAAATCTCTAATAAAAGCTGCCTCATCAACTATAAGTAAAGACAGCGCCTCAGATCGACCTGCATCAGGCGAGGTTGGAATGGCATTAATTTGAGAACCATTGTCGAATCTTATTGCCTGTTTCGTTGGTTCAAACTTTGTAAGAAGAAGCCATTTAGGCAACCCATCTAACATGATCTTCACTTTTTTAATGAAGTTCATAGCGGTAGATAATTTTGTTGCAATAACTAAAATATTTTTATCTTTTTTGAATATCGCAAACCATACCGCATAAGCAGCTGTTACGGTTGATAAACCTAATTGTCGCGACTTTAAAACTATGTTAAAACGATTAGTTTCAAACTGTTTGACGCAATCGTCTTGAAATTCATACGTTTCAAAAGGAATTAATCCACGCACAGTGTGCTGGATCTTTACGTAGTTCTTCATAAAATAGATCGGATCTTTTCCACATCGAACGATCTCCTTTATTTGATCATTTCTTGTTAACGATTGCTGTATCAAGCTATTTCAAACGCCGTTTTTCTACGATAGTAAGCGGTCCTCTTTGGATTGTGTACATTAAAACCAATTATTTCGATCGATGTCTGGGTAGAATGTTCTTTTAGCGTTAAAGCAAATCCCGTCAAGTTTTTATAAATTGCTTTAACGTTTTTTAACACTGCCTGCGTTACTTCGATCGATTCCTCATCATACATTTTATTCAACGCGTTCATTTCTTTTTCTGAAACAAAATTAACGATAGCTTGATAAGAAGCAGTTAAAACATCTCCTCCTAACGTAAATTTAACTGAATAAGATGCTGTCTTAGGAGTGGATGCTCGACCCCACGTAGTGTCTATAGCTTGTCCAAGAGCATTATAGTCGATTTTTGGCATAGTATCTCCAATCCTAAATATACGTAGTTTATTCTAAGACGATATTAGAATCGACAAAAGATCTTTTCGCAATCACATTTTTTATAGTTTCATTTGTAGGGCGCCATCCATTCTCCCATTTTTCTCTATTAGAATATGCCCAAATATCCGCGCACGGAGAACAACAACCAAATCTCTTATAGGTTATTTCATCTTCTTTACGCCCAAAACAGATATCGCAAATTTCGCAAAATAATGGCATCGTTTGTCGTCTGTTCTCATCGTAAGACGATGGAACTATTACTACGTAATCTTTTCTACGACAAATCTTTCTATCTTTCGGATAAGGTTGCCATTCATAATTCATATTTCTTCTCCAAAAACTATTCGAGAATCTTTCTCTATTTTCGTAATCTCCAATACGTGATCTACCGCGTCTTTAACGCCATCGACATGCGTAATGATTAATATTACTTTAAAATATCTTTTTAAAGAAATTAGTAAACGATTACAGGCCTCCACCGATGCATCGTCTAGCGTTCCGAAACCTTCGTCTATAATAAAAATATTTGATTTTGGTAGAGAAGATACGTTGATCATCGCAGCCCTAATCGCTAACGAAGCGATCGTCTTCTCCATTCCACTACATAACTCAATAATACGTCTTGAATCGCCGTAATTTATATAAATTTCTGATGAATCCGTTGATTCATCATTTTCAAGCTCGATCGTAAAATCTACAATGCCGCTAAGAACTTTAGCAATTTCTGCATTAATTATAGGTAATTGAGATTTGATAATAATTAACGGTAAACCTTTTTTTGAAAAAGCCACAGTCACTAATTCGTGAACTTTCATCTTTTCTAACAAACAGTCTCTAGCATTTTTTTCTTCATTAATTTTTTCTAGGTTAGCAGTTAACTTACCTTTACGCGTCGCCGCGTCAATTTTATCGCTTGTTAATGAGTCTATAATCCTAGAAATATCTTCTATATTTAACTTAATGGAAATAGCCTCAGCATTATCTTCATTTTTTAAAGCATCTTCAAGAATCTTTAATTTTTGTTTAGCATTTTTAAATTCAAGTTCTTGCGATTTTCCTAACATTTTTAGTTTTTCAAGTTCATTATTCTTTTTAGAGATATCTAACAACAGCTTAGTTTCCAAAGATAATAATTTTTCCATTTTTTCTAATCTTGTAATTAGATTTTCTTTTCCAACCTCCTCAAATATTTTTTTTGTTTTTTCTAAATTCTTTTGAGCTTGTTCTACTTTAATTTGTTGATCAAATAATGTAGATTTATTAATATGAGCATCTTTGATAAATTTGCATGTAGGATAATTGTCACCACAGGGCACTTCATCTAAAATTTTTAATGATTTTTTTTGTTGAGCAAGAAGTGCATTTTCTTTCTCACAAAGAAAATTTAATAATGATAGCGTAGATTCAAGATCTTTTAACGCAGTAAGTTGCGACCGCAATTCAACAACGTTATTTTCTGATTTAATTATTTCTATAGTTTTTAATTTCTTATTACAATCTTCTATTTCTGTTTCAAGCTGCGAAATATCAAACAAACAAGTTTTAAACTTTTGTTCTAAAACGATTAATTGTTTTGCAAAAATCTCTACTTGCGACTTTGTAACTGGAGTCGCCGTATGCCTAGATAATTCAATTTGCAGTTGTGAAAGATCATGTTGTTTTTCTTTTATCTGTTGATGTAAATCTGTAATTATTTCGTCGACTTCTATAATAGCGTTTTGACCTTGTCGCATGATCAAAGACCAATCTCGATCTGGGTAGTTTTTCAGTCGTGACTTATACATCATCAGTTCTTTATTCGATAATTCATGCATCTTATCGAAGATATCTAAGTCCAAGAACCTCGATAAAATCGCGCGGCGGCGAGTAGAGCCTTGTGATATAAACTGACTCGTCTCACCTTGCGCGGAAAGTGACGTCATCATAAAATCTTCTTGATTACCAACAAGAGTGCGAATAACTTTCTCGGTGTCAATTCGTTGTTCTCCAGCAAGATCATGCGCATTACCATCATCTTTAATCTTAAAAACGTTTAAAGCAGTCGTTGCGTTTATTACGCCTTTTTTATTTTCACTTTTTGTTGTTTGTCTCTCTATGACATAGTCGGTACCGTCATGATTAATAATCGCCTTAGAAGAACAATAAGGTTTGCGAATATTACAAACGTGGATATTTTTCATTGGACCACGGTCAGTCGCATTAAATAATGAATACATAAGAGTACCAACTATTGATGACTTTCCCATCCTATTAGGACCAAAGACGCCGACGATACCGTTCAGTTTATCAAAATTAATTGAATTACCTTCGCCGTAAGCAAACATGTTATCGAACTGTAAGTGTCGAAGCGACCATTTAGAATTACGAATGATTTCTTCTGTAGACATTACTATAGAAAGACAAGATTTTACCTGTTCGAAAACTATTTTCCATTGTTCTTCAGTAATTTGAGTACCGGTGTAATAGTTTTTGATCAACTTAAACAACACCTCTGAATTTCTTAAATCTGCCTTTTCAAGAGTAGCCGTGTTCGTTCTTACTATAGATTTATCTACAATAAAGTCAGATTTAAAGGTTACTTCAGTCGCAGACTTAAAATTTCGCAAAGACTCATTAATCAAACTGAAGTCTTTTTGTCCGAGAGCATTCGAAGACCGAATTCTGAATCTTGTTCCGTCAGGATGTTTAGAGGCAGAAGTAATCAAGTCTTTAATCGAACCATTCCAAGAAATAGTGACATATGGTTTAGGATTAGGTAATTTTTTAAACGAAACGTCCCAAGTTCGCTGATCGTCTATGTCCCAAAGAAGATAACCATGTTCTAATTCTTCTGCGTAATTTTGTTGGATCGGCGTGCCTGGATACGAGATCCACGGCCTCTTCTTACCGTCGAGACAATCTCGATAACCCAAGTGTTGCATCTGGTGAATGTCACCGAGAAAGACATAAGGATAATCCTTAAAAAACTCGAGGTTCATACCGTCCATCTCCCATCCGACCTCGGTAACTGATCCTTGGACGGGTCCGTGATAGCACGCGATGTTCACCTTTCCCGACTCTGGCTTGACATCCTTCCAGCCCTCTTCGTCGAAGAGCGAATAAACGCACCAGTTATATCCTGGGTGGAATTCGTATACGCCGCTCTTCTTATAGATATGAATCTTCGGATTATCTAATGCTTGGACGATCGGCGAAACTGCATCTTGTCTAGAAAGATTTGTTAAATTTCCGTCGTGATTACCCAACGTCAGATGAACCTCTGCGACTTTTACCATCGACTCTAACCACCAGGTTAGTTGGTCGATATACTCGGGAGAAATTCCTGTCGTCTTGGTGTGAAATATATCTCCGCCAACAAAAATGTGATCAACCTTATTTTTCTTACAATCCTTAATAAAAAACTCGAAAACTTTTCGATACTCGTCATGGCGACTCAAACCGCGCCAATGCACATCGGCAGTATGAGCAATCTTAACCATTAAAACAACTGTATATTAAATATTCCAATTGTTCAAATAAAGGCAGCACGTCCAGCAGCTGCTGAAACTGCGCCGAGCTCAGCTGTTCTAATAATCTTTGTTACTTCTTCAGCGCCTCGGGCAAGCTCTATGCCTTTGACGGCCGTCGCGCCACCTTCAACAAATCCTAATAGAGAAGCACCAGCTTTTAAAACGCCGACGAGGCCATTAATTGCGAAATAAATTAACAAGGCTTTATAAACTAAACCCTCTGTTTTTTTACGAACATCTGTTTTATCAACATTCGTTTTAAAATCTTCAAAGGATAGCAGTTCCTGTTTACTGACTACGTAATATCCTTTTTTATTTAGAAACTTGTAAATTTCATATGAAAGTCTATCGGGTATGATATAATCAACAACTTTTTCTTCAAACGCATGGGCAATGTGTTCTGCCTTTTCAAAAAATGCAGCTACTTTTGACGCTTTAAGATATTGTGCCAATTTCATCAATCCTTTAAACAGCATTGGCATACCACCCATAATCGCCAAACCAAATCCGAAGAGGGCTTCAGGTCCCATCATTTCTTTTAGAATTTTTCGTTGACGAATATATTCATTAGTGGTCAAGATTGAATACGCTTCGCCTAGACCTTTGCCTGTTTGCAAATTTTTTGCTGCATCTTTAACAGGACCCTCAAGGTCTTCTTGTACGGCAGTCATTGCCGCTTCTTTATCAAGACTCTTCGCGATTTTTAAAGTATCGTTAAGTGGTAACGATTCACCTGACTCGGCCATGCCTTGTTTAATTGCAGACATTACCAAATTTAAATCTGTCGATTTTTGTGACAAAGCTTTTATTTTTTCGTTAATAGTGCTAGCCCATTCTGCAGCAGCAGATTTAAATTTTTCGCTAACATAATTTGAAAGCTTTTTAACGCCATCTTTGACATCGTCCCAAAGGCCTTCTTCAAGTAGATATTTTCTTTCAATTTCTTCTTGAATGATTTGGCGAAGGCGCGCTTCGGATATCACATTTGCATAAATGACATTTTTCATCGTAACTAAATATTATAATCTAAAGCTAATTTCCGCAGCTTTCTTTAATCGATTAGAAAACATATTATCCCAATCAAATATGGTTGCTTCGGATAATGCTTTTTCAAACTCTCCCTTAGACATGTTGCCGGGATCTCCCCATGGTCTTACATCAACAACGACGACATCGATGTTGTACTCCTGAATTTTCTTTACGATCTTTGGCATTTTCTTATGCCACATATCACCATCAAGTGCAAGAGCGACTGGTGTATCATGAAGTAAAATCTTGTTGAAGATTTCGTGACGTTCATCGAGGTCCGACCCCAACAGCGCCGTTGTATTTTCAGGACACTTGACTAAGTCGAAGGGTCCTTCGACCAAAGTAAGACGCTTCGTCCAATCTATATTGATCTCGTTGAATACGACGGGATTTTTGTCAACGTCCGGGTTGTCGTACTTGGGCTTCTTGTCTTTATCGATCGCTCGGGCGACGAAGTAGTTTAATTCACCATTAAAATCGAATGACGGCATGATGACCCGGCGCTTCCATCTAACTTCATCAGACACGCCAAACTTGAAATACCAAGCATCGCGATCTGTCAAGCCTCTGGAATAGACATATCTCCACGCAGCCTTGACGTCGGGATCCATATTACTAGCCAAAGTGAGCAATCTAAAATCCTTTGGTAGTTCGATTTTTTGGACCTTGTCTATCTCTGCGGTTATTAGATCCGACTTTCCGTTATGTCCGGTTAATTCCCGATATGCGTTGAGGTGTTCCTGCGTCCCATATTTTCGCAATAAAGGAGCGAGGCTCCTGGCCTTCCACCCGCACACCCAGCAATGGTTAGCGTCGTCGGAAGTACGAATCGCGAGCTTCTTCTTTGATGTATCGAGCGGCGCGCAGATAGGACATCGCACGTCGAAGTTGACGCCGTTGTTAGAAATTCTGCCTCGACCGAAGATCGACTCGTAAAATTTTATCTTGTCAGTGAGACTATGAACCACGATAACACTGTAAACCGTGGGTCAGATATTTTTCAAAGTGCCGAGACCGAAGCAGCCTTAGCTATCACGTAAGAATCGGTAGCATCGCGCGACCAGGCGACAGGAGAACCATTCTTTTTTAGGGGCCACTGGACGTGTTTTAAGTCGTGTTCTGCCATGTACTTGAAGACCTGTTCCTTGCCGCTCATCCCGGCGATTGACGTCCTCTGTATCTTGATTCCACACAACTTTCGAGCCGAGGAAGATGCGATATACTCCGGATCTACCTTGAATATTTCGCGAGAGATATAGGACGTGATGCCGTTGAAGCGCATCAAGGTAGTGATAGTAGTGGCCGAAGACATTCCTTTCTGGAATCCCATGAGAGGTTCCTCGAGCGCTACTCTATAAGTTCCAGGATATTTTTCCGATAGATTCGAAAGTTCAACTGCGACAGCGTCGGCTTTTTCCCATAGGGTCTTACACTTCTTAAACTCGATTCGATCTAGGTATAAAATGTGGGACCCTCGGTCGTCGGGCGGAATCCCGGGGTCAAGGATACAAACACCAGTCACCGAAGTGGAGACATCTAAACCGACTATGATCATTTTTCTTTTTTCTCACAAGTTGTTTTTTTATGGCCGCGCTCCTTACACAAACTACATCTTTGGTTCGAATTCTTTCCCAAAGAGTTTGAATTTCCCAATAGTCCTAAAGATATCTTTTGCCGATGCTCATCAGTAAGTTTCTTTCCTTTATTTGAAGATGATCTTCCTTTTAACAAATTTCGTCTAGACTCGTTAGCATCCTTATGTTTTTTAGATTTTTTCATTCCTTCAGATATTTTTTTACGTTGTTCTTGACTCATTGTACGACCGAGAAGAGCTTCCTTTACCTTGACATTAGGAACGCCAGATTTGGAATCACTAATCTTTTTTCTAGTTTCATTAGAAACTCGCCTTCCTACGCCTCTTTTATGACCAGACGCTTTTTGACTTAGCAATTTTTTAGTTGATTCTTTATGACTAAATCCAATGCTGCCGTCCCCACCTCGGGTAAAATTGCATCCAACTTCAACAGTCTCGTCATGATTGTGATTTTCAGAATAAGTTTTCTCAAATTCAATTTGTTCCACTTCCCAGCGACACGCATCATCATTTGAAGAAAGCTGAACGCAAACTTCAACTTTGTATCCATGTCTTTTTACGACCGAATGCCACTTATGATTTCTACTTCTTTTTTCAAAAGGACGATTATTAATACCTTTCCCGACATAAAAACATCTTGGTGGCGATTCTAAGGTCCAGTGCTTATATCCGAAATATGTTGTCTCTGTCATTATGAATATAAGTATTCATAACTTAGTAACAGTAGTTGACACATTGAATTTATCTCAACATCATTCAATCGAATCAGGTTAGCCACGCATGTTTCTTAAAGCAGAATTGACCCTCAGTAAAATCCTATTAAAGCAGACCCATATCTTTTAATTCTATTTCTGTAAGTATTTTATAAATTAAATCATGATCAGAACACCACGCCATCGCAGCACGAATTTTTTTTATAACTGAAGCTTGTCCAAGTTTTCGAGATGGTTTTATTTCTATAATAACTTTTTTGCCATCACGATACTCTACCTGAAAATCAGGATAATATTTACGTATTTTTTTAGTCTTTTGATTTGAAATATATTCTATAATAAGTTTTTCATAGGACCAAGTCAAAACATTCGTATCAGAATCAAGATACTCCATGTATCTTTGTTCCCATCTAGAGCGATAATTACATTCTCCAGCGATTGGAGAAACATGAACACCACGATAATAATGAAATTTTTTCTTATTTCGTTTTCTTGGTTTCTTCTGAGACATGCTAAAAATCAAAAGTTACTTTGAACAAAATTCTTTCACCCTCTCTTTTCATAATTGGTTGAGCTAACGTCGCCTTAGCAACCACATTCAAATTTTCATCGTGAAAATTTAAACCAGAAATATAAACGAATTTTTCTTTCTCGTCGAGATCTAAAGAAGCGCTAAGCGCTAATTCATTTGCTATATATGTCAAATTTGAAGATGAATTTATTAGACCTCGCGGAGCTAAAACTTGATATTTCGACGAAAATAATTTGTGCTCGCCCTTAAAACTCATTTCATATTTATCTTTACCGAAGAAAAACAAATGTGGACTTTTTATCACCACGATTCCTTCATTATAAAAAATATTACCAACTGAATTCCAAGTTGAAACTGGTGTTAAGCAGTCGCTACGATATATATTTCCAAAACCATCATCTTTTAGTTTAATAGAAATACGACCTGCAGAACCAGACAAAGAAGAGTCCGATAACTCAAAACTTCCTGGTAATATTCTGCTTCCATAAAATAAATTGCTGATGTCAAAAAAAGTAACTTGATTAGAAGAAGCATCTTTGGTTCTTTGAAATATCGACAAAGGCATATTTCTCTGAATACCGACATCGTATTCAGAGAAATATGCCTT